TTTGCGGTTTTTCTATTCCCATACAAAGATGATACATAATATATTTGTTATATTTAGAAACTTTAAAAGAAAATTTTGACAACCTGCTCGCCCACCCATTTTGCGACAGGGGACGCTACGCCGTTACCACACTGCTTAAATCTTTGAGTGTCAACCTGACCTGATGTCCAATCATCACGCCACCCCATTACCCTCTCGGTTTCTATTGGAGTTGTTTTCCGTATTCTCATTTCGCCGTTTTCAAAATAAGCAACGCTAGGTGATTGCTGACTAGCCTTCAGAGTTGGAGAAACATTTTCAAAAATATTGGCATTACTTCCAAACTGTGTATCAAAAGAATAGACGACCTTTTTTAAGTCTTCGTTTTTTGAGATAAGGTCTGCAACGCCTCTCGTAACACTTGCGGGATTTTCTTGCTTCTTCTGTCCGCTCTGCGAAGAATCCCTCCGCACGCTTTCGGAGAGAGAAAATATCGGGTTGGGACATCCTTCGGATGCTGAAGAATCGAAGAGAGCAACGACGAAGACTCGCTTGCGTCTTTGGGGGAGTCCGAAGTTGACAGCATCCAAGACTGCCCACTCAATGACCAACGCCCCTGCCTCAGCCATTTCGTTGAGGACTTGCCCGAAGTCAGCGCCTTTGTTGGAATGCAGTGCTCCGGGGACATTTTCCCAAATAGAGACTCTTGGATATTTTCCATTAGTTAACCCTCTCAGTTCTTTAATAATCCTAATTCCTTCACGAAATAAACCTGACCTGTCACCGTCAATGCCCGCTCTTTTAGCCCCCGCAGCAACCGACAAATCTTGACATGGAGAACCCCACGCAACAACATCAATCACTGGAGCGTATTTAAGAATATGTTCGCCTGTCAAAGTTGATACATCATCCCACTTGGGGACATGAGACCAATGTTTACTTAAAATTAGTTGACATTGTTTGTCCAATTCGCATTGGAAAACTGTTTCCATCCCAGCCTGTTCTAATCCGTAGTCAAAACCTCCGACACCAGAAAAAAGACTTAGAACTTTCACTATTTATTTTTCTCAATCTGAGACTTGTAAATATCTCCAACATTTTTAAGGTTTTCCGAAATTGCGCCTTTGTTATTTTCGGTTTTTAAATTCACCCGAAAATCAATATTTTTTTGGCTCATCGCAGATTCGAGCCGTTTGATGGAATCATTCATTTTTTTTAAAGCATATTCCAAGCGAACTAGTCTTTCATTAGATAAACGCTCTATATCTGAAATTCTTTCAGAAAGAGCATCAATGTCTTTTTCTGGATTGTAATTATTCATAATTTTCCTATTCTGGCTTTTCGCCAACTAGTTTGATGGCTTTTCTGTTGATTGATTCCCAAACATCGGGATGGTTTTTTTTAACCCACGAAGAAGCAAGTTGCGCTTTCTTGCTCCCCAAAATGGTGTAGTACCGCTGAATTTTTTTGCCTTTATCTGTACCCCTATACCGTTTCATATAGGTGGAGGCGGCTTTCCTGCATTGGTCACAACGACATTTGCCGTTTGTATAGGAATTGTATGTGCCGTGTTTTTGCATTATGCAACCTCAGACAGACTGCTCAAAGACCATGTGTCAATGTTGATTTTGTGTGCTTCAACTATGTCTTCCATGGTGAAATTACCCCACTTGTATCCGCCTGCGAGAGTGAAACAAGATGGTTTATCTGCAATCCATTTAGAAACTAGTTGTTCTCTTTTTGTCAAAACATCAAATGGGTCTTGGAAATTGACCGTATTGATTGGGTCTATGCCCGCATTGTAGAGAACCAACATATCGGGTTCATATTTTGTTTCTGCTACTTCTAGAGAACGAGTTATTGCATCAATATATTTATCATCTGAACTCGCCCCTTGTAAGTTTAATAACTCAAAGTAATGGGGACTAGATGAATGATACGAATCTACGGGTGAGACACTGACATCAATTTGGATGATGTCACCCTTTTTTGCAATTCCTAGTTGTTCAAGATTTTCAATGTGGGACATTGTGCCACCACCACAGTGCGCATCATAATCTAAAATCATTACTTTTCGACCGTTATTTAATGCATGTACTGCACCTACTGCGAGACCGTTGATAGTGCAAAACCCTGTCCCATAATTTGGAGATGCATGATGCAATCCCGAAGACAAAGACCCTGACCTGTTTTCACCTGAAATTGCGGTCTCAATAGATGCAACCACTCCGTGAGAGTGCGCAACCGCAAAGTCGTATGTTGTTTTACCCCATTCAAATCCGCTTGAAGACGCCAAATTTGTTTCTTTTCCATGGATTAAAGAGTCAACATATTTTTTGGAGTGTATGACCTTAATTATTTGTTCAACTACTTTTTTGCGAACCACATCTTTGGGGTCAACAATTTCTATATTTTTGTTGTTCTTTATTGCTTGCGCTATAAATTGAGATTTTCGTGTTGTCTCAAATGATGTTGGGGACGCTATGTAATCGTTGTTGTAAAAAACTTTCATTGTATTGTTTACCAAATTTCTGTTCTGTATTTATCCAATAATTTAAGTAGTTCATGTTTCTTGAAGTTAAATATCTCCTGTAAATGATGCACAATTAAACTATTCGGAGAAAACGGTCTCTGATTATTAGGTCTAAGTACAAACCCTAATCTGTTTGTTGGTTGTGCTTTCTTGAGGGAAAATATTGCTTCTTCCGCATCTACACCATTACCTATTGCTATCCCCCAAGCCATTGCTGTTGACCTTGAAATGCCTGCGTGACAATGAACCAAAAGTTTTGGAACATTAATACCGACATCTAACATTTCTAGAACATTGTCCATTGTCGGACCGCCAGAACTGATATGGGTCGAATCTCTGAATTCAACAATTTTGTGTACTGGATGCCCAAATGCAACTTCGTATTTATTTGGACCTGCTGTGAGTACCGCATCGTAATCAAAGCATTCTTTTTCTGCCTCAATCAGACTTCTGACTGTCGGTATAGATTTGTTTAAGGTTGATATTTTTAGTTGTGTATTATGCATATTGTTATTCTATGGGAGATTTTAGGGCTTGTCAACCTATCCAACAGCAAGAAAATAGCGAATTACAGGGTTGTAATTTCGGGTTGTTTTTAAAATAGTAGCCCTGTATTATTTTACATATCCAATTAAGGGTGAAGAAATAAACCAACATAAACAGAAGGTAGAAATGACAACAACTACATATCAGGAAATGCGCAAGAAACTTGGCACCCGCCGTGGGCGTAAACCTCTTTCAGTAGAAGAAAGAGAATTACGACAAGAGAAACGCAAAATTGAAGTCCGTCGAAGAATGGAAGCAAAACGACGAGCATGGTTTGTGCTTGAAAACAAGTACAGCACAGAGTTCCAAAAGATTTTTCAGGAAGAATACGAAACACTGAAAAAAAGCAAAAAATTCGCAACTAAATAACCCCCCCCAAAAAAGTTATTGCGAGGAAGAACGGCACCGAAAGGTGCCGTTCTTTTCATATAGTAAGATATTCACATGAGTGGCGAAGACTATCTATTTAATGATTTCAAAATCCTTAAAGCGGATAGGTCTCCATGTCCAGTTTGTGGACACCCAACTGGCGACTGTACGGGCGTATCTCCGTTAGAACCTAAAAAAATATTTGGTATTGGACTTTTTGAATCTCTTGACAATTTACAAACACACACCGTCCTTGAAGACATATACGAAGAACGACAGGTCACCCCTTTACAATCACGGAAAGTAATTAAATACCACAAAGGACAAGTCATACCTTTATCCACAGCCCAAGAACTAGGGCTAATTGACTAAACGCCTATTTTACTGAAATTAAACTCTGGCGTATAATTGAAAACTTACCCTATTGACAAAAAAGAAGAAAAGGTATCACAATGGACTCCGTATCACTCACCCCTGAATTCCTAGAAAAATACCGTTATGCAACACCACCTTGGGGCTTCAGTGGCTTGGGGGAAATTGTCTATCTACGAACATATTCGCGACCAATCGAAAACATTGGCAGAAACGAAACTTGGTTAGAAACAGTTTCACGATGCGTTAACGGCGCTCTAGAAATTGGAGTTAAGTGGACGCAGGATGATGTAGAAAAAATCTTTGACCATGTTTTTAATCTCAGATGCTCATTTTCGGGTCGCGCACTTTGGCAACTCGGTACACCGCTTATCAAAAAATTTAATGCCGCATCTTTGAACAACTGCTATTTCACAAACATTGAATCAATTGAAGATTTTGAGATTCTTTTTGACTACCTCATGCTTGGAGGGGGAGTTGGCTTCTCGGTTGAGCGTTCAAAAATTCATGATTTACCAAAAGTAAAATCAGGGGTAAACATTGTCCACGAACGAACAAACGATGCAGACATCATTGTGCCAGATTCAAGACAGGGATGGAGGCGTCTACTACATAGCGTTTTGAAATCATATTTTGAAACAGGTAAATCCTTCTCATATTCAACAATGCTCATCCGCGAATTTGGTGCACCATTAAAATCATTTGGTGGCACGGCGAGCGGACCCGGCGCATTGGTTGATGGAATTGAAGATATTTGCAAAGTCATGCAAAACCGTGAAGGTAAGAAACTTCGCTCAATTGATGTTCTTGATATCTGCAATATTATTGGTCGCATTGTTGTCTCTGGTTCATCTCGACGCTCCGCCCAAATTGCAATTGGTGACCCAGACGATGTCTTGTTCCTCAGGGCAAAAAATTGGTCATCAGGCGACATTCCTGCATGGCGAGCGAACAGCAATAACAGCATTTATGCCGACTACTACGAACACATCCAACCAGAACTATGGAAGGGATATGCAGGCAACGGAGAACCATACGGATTGGTTAACCGACGGCTTGCTCGCAAGCATGGGCGCATCGGGGAACTAAAGTCTGACCCAACAATTGAAGGATTTAACCCATGTGCGGAAATCGGCTTAGGGGACGGAGAGTCGTGCAACCTTTCAACAATCTTTTTACCTAATGTAAGGTCACTTGAAGAGTTTAAAGAAATCTCACGGCTTCTTTATATTCTCCAAAAACAAATAACAAGATTGTCCTATCCTTACGAAAAAACAACATCAATAGTTACCAAAAACGCTCGTCTCGGACAAAGTATCTCAGGTATTTTGCAAGCAACAGAAGAGCAAGTTTCTTGGCTGTCACCCGCATACGAAGCACTAGAAAGTTTTGACAGAGAGTTCTCAGATAAACACGGTTTTCCTCGTTCCGTAAGACTCACCACCGTTCAGCCATCAGGGACGCTCTCATTACTCCCGGGAATTACGCCGGGGATACACCCTGCGTTTGCGAAATACTATATTCGCAGAGTTAGATTCGGTGCTTCAGACCCCCTAGTTGATGGATTGCGTAAGCGTGGACACAAAGTTGTTTGGGACATTGGTCTAGATGGTCGTGAAGACCACACTAAATATGTGATTGAGTTCCCATGCAAATCTCCCGAAAACGCAATTCTTGCCGAAAACATGACGGCAGTAGAACAACTTGAATGGGTTAAAAAAATGCAAAAAGAGTGGGCTGATAATGCTGTCTCTGTGACTGTTTATTATCGCAAAGAAGAACTTGAAGCCATCAAAGAGTGGTTAAGCAAGAACTACGACGACGGTATTAAATCTGTGTCATTTCTCTTGCACGCAGACCACAATTTCCCTTTGCCCCCATACGAAGAATTCAGCGAAAAAGAATACGACGCAATGGTTGCAAGAATTGACTCAAGTATCGGTTTAAGCCAAATTGCTGGTGACGAACTCGACATTGACGCCTGTGCTACTGGTGCCTGCCCAATAAAATAAAAATGTTTTTTCATTTAAAAGATTTAAAAGTAAATGAAATTTACAGAGAAGCAAGTTCCATTATCAATAAAAATGGGTTTTCAAAATCACTACTTTACGACCCATACACTAAAGAAGTTGATATCCACGGAGCAATACTTTTGGCGTGTGGCGCATCAAAAAAACTACTGATTCAGGGCGAAACAGACCCCGATAAATTAGAAATGGCTGAAGCAAACTTTGTCAGGTCTATGGTCGCCGTTGAATATTTTGAAGCAATCACCGATATGGACACTGTTGATTGGTGTTCAAAGAATGAGAAACATCAGGCTATAAACCTGTTAAATAAATTGGCTGACAGAATTGAAATATCTGTTGTTAAGAAAACAACTTAAGTTGCTCCACCGCTTTTGCTTCTTCTATTTTCTTCAACTCATTAGCAAGTCTGACAGAAGCAATTTCTGCGTATTCGGGGTTTAGTTCGCATCCTAAATAGTTTCTTCCTAGTTTTTGTGCGACGACACCAGTTGTGCCAGCACCAAAAAAGACATCTAAAACAGTGCAAGGAATTACTTCTTCGCCGACACATTTACATGACTTCTCCCAACCTTTGGTTTCGGTATGGGAAAAACCTGCGTCGCCTTTGCCGTTTATTTCTCCATAAGCGCCCTCATAATTGTTTGGTCGATAATTAACATCGTCTTTAGGTAATTCGTTTCTAGCGATACGCTTTCTTTCAACAACCCTCACATATGGGGCTTGACATATAGAACAACAACCGTGTTCTGATGTCCCTGCTTTGATGCATGGCTCAATTAAATCTTGTGGGAATGTTGCAAAATGTGCTTCCTTGAATGGCTTGGTTGTTACAGTCCAAACTGAACGCTTATTTTTCATTGACCCAGTTGACCCACTCATTGAATTCATTTCCGTGCCTCGACGAGAATCAGAACGAGAACCTCTATCGTCCCCCGCATATTTCGCTGGCTCTTTAATGGCTTCTGAATCATAAAAATATCGTGGCTTTTTAGTTAAAAGAAAAATATATTCATGCGCTTTGGTGCACCTGTCAAGAACAGATTCAGGCATAGGGTTTGGTTTGTTCCAAATAATGTCCTGCCTCAAATACCAACCAGCAGATTGAAGCGCTAAAGCGACACGCCATGGAATACCAACCAAATCTTTAGGTTTCAAATCTCCATCATCTCTGCCGATTATCGCTCTGAAATCTTCGTTTTCGCCGCCCGCATTTGACGCATTGGTTGACGCAATTGATTGTTTATACCCGTTGCCGTTACTACCAGCATAAGAGTCCCCGAGGTTGAGCCATAGAGTACCGTCGTCTCGCAGAACGCGCCAAACTTCAGAAAAAACAGAAACCATGTTTTCTACATACTGTTCTTTTGTTTGCTCTAGCCCTAGTTGACTATCAATTCTTATAGCCCCACATCTTGGACAAGAAGTTTTATATATCCCGTCACCGATAGCGCCCTCAAGATTCCTTTGACCAGTAGAACAACTTTCGCTGAATTTGCTGTCACGCTTATGCGAACAACTAGGGTCACCGCCAAGCCAAGTTGCGGTACCATAATCTCTCAAACCCCAATAGGGCGGAGATGTGACAACACAATGAATACTTTTATCTGGTAAAGATTTTAAAGTTTCTCTAACATCACCTAACAGAATGTTCGGATTTATGGGCAGCACCGTACCTGAATTGGTCATATTTGGAGTCCCCCTTTCATGGGGGTTATCTTACTTGGCTTTTTTAAACCAAGCAAGTACTCGTTGGCGCAAGGATTTCGACTGAATGTCATTCGCATAGACCATAACGGTGCTTGCGACATCCTTGGCTACGGATTCAACTGCGGAAGCGACGGCAGAAACAGCCTCGTCCACATTTGAAACAGCCTCACTAATTTCTTTTTTTGCTTTGACAACTTTAACTTTTGAAGACTTTGATGCAGACGCACGGTTTTTAGGTGCTGTCTTAGCAGAAGCCTTTTTGGTTGTCTTTTTTGGGGTTGTTTTCTTGTTTTGTGCCATAGGACAAACACTAGTAGATGGGCATACTCACAAAATGCAACCCTTTAGCCGTTTACGAAGCCTATTTAGAGTACTTTGGACTGTATGGAAACCGGCATATATCCAACAGAGTTTGACAAAATGGCTTTAGCCGTTGAATCCACAAAATTAGCAAAACAAATGACCGTTTCAGAAGAGGGCATCGGGGAAGACATTAACATCAATGTGTTTTGCTGGAAAAACAACTATTTGGCATCCATAGTCCAATTGGGTAATACTCACAGGCTTGAGAGGGCTGTCAGAATCGAAAAAATGGCTAACGCTGCTTGCATCCTCAGAAAAGGATGGGGAATTGACGAGTTCACTTTCGTGGCAGAAGGATTTTGTTCCATGAAACCGTCACAAACCAAAAATCAAGATTTAGCAGAACTATTCACGAAAAAAGATTCCCCTGTAAAAGAATGTATAGCGTTCACTCACATAACTAAAAATGATGCGACATTTGTTTCTGTGCCATATTCAGTAAGTTTAGGTAAAAAAGTAGATTTCAGCACACCAATATGCTATTCAGGTGTAGATGTGATGCGTGATTTAACATATACAGCAACGCTAAAAGCATCTTTAAAACTGGAACCAATGGATTTTGATGAAGAAACAGTAGACCGAGAAGTCTATTTTGGGACGCTTGCATCAAGTCTGATTGATAACGGTTTTGAAGTTTTTTATAGAGATGATTTATAAGCAAAAACAATAGGGAAAACAATGGGAAAAAAACGCAAAGGCGTTAGTCGTGGTGCTCAACAAAGAGAACGCACTAACCCAATAACTAAACAAGTGGAAATTATTTCTGGTACAAAGGCAGGCAAAAAACGCCAACGCCTACCATTCGGACATCCACTCAGAACACATGACATACACGGTATTCCAAACGCAAAGAAAAAACCCCGCGTACAAGTCAATAACGAAGAATAAAAAATATGGATTCAGTAGTCCTCATTGAAGAGGCGGAAATTGGGGAAATACCACCGACCCCGTTAAGCCCCTTAACTGATTTATCGTCAGTAGCAAAAGCATGTGCGTTGCTCAAAAAAATATCCAAACACTTTGGGGTACCAACTGGTTATAAACAGGAACAAAACGGACGCTTAATACACTCAATCACACCAGACCCTAAAACAGAATATATACAAATTTCTTCTTCATCAAAAACAGAACTACAACTACATACTGAAACCGCTTTCCACCCATTTAAACCTTCTCATATTCTTTTAATGTGTCTTAGAGGCGACCCAAATGCCTACACGACTTATGCTTTAGTTGATGAAATTGTTGAAGAATTAGATGATTGGACAATTGACCAACTGTCAAGAAACGCATTTTTGACCTCGATTGATGAAAGTTTTAGACAAAACGGGGAACAAAACATACAGTTAAAAACTTCTATTCTCAAAAAAACAGACAACGGTTACGAGATGCAGTTTGATGAGTTTTTTATGGAAGGCATTGACGACAACGCAAAAATCGCTTTAATAAATCTAAAAACAAAAATCCCAAAACTCACACAAAGCATTGCTCTAAAAACAGGTGATGTTTTAATTCTTGATAACAAAAAAACTATTCATGGTCGTAAACCTTTTCAGCCCAGATACGACGGAACCGACAGATGGATTCTGAGAACCTTAGTTGTTGATAAATGTCCGCCGATGTCGCACCAAACATATGATGACCACATGATTATCACGACGGATTTTGTACAGGGAGTCACACTTGATGAACACCCATATAATTGGGGGCGAAAATAATCTAATCTACTAAAGGGAGATTTGCCTCTTTATTCAAGAGTCTTGCACTTCTCCATTAACCGTTTCTTCGTCTACCACATCGCTACCATCGCCTAATGCAGGGATGTCGCCCATAAGGGCAGTAACCATATCTTCAGGCAACACGCCTGCTTCACGCATCACAGCAAGAAGTTTCTTCGCTTCTGATTCTGCATCAAATTTCTCTATATTGCCGACATTGGAAGCACCAGCCAAAACAGCGCGAACAGGAGAGGTATCCCGCACATCCATTTGCACATTTACATTAGTTTGCTCCATACCAAGAAGTTTTGCTCGTCTGTCAATAATTGATAGAACAGTCGAAACAGCCTTGATGTCTGGCTCAACAGAAACTTCCGTACCATCATCCATTTTCACTTTACGGTGCTGTGTGAGAGGCCAGATTGCCTGCTGAAGGGCGTCCAGACGCTCCAGTTCCATCTGTAACACCTCTGGATAGACAAGTAGGGCTTCCTGACTTAACTTGTTCAACTGTCTCTTAATTGA